ATCGACTGTAATTGATGTATTGCCTAAATATCCCTTAATTTTTTTTAATTTGCCCTTTTGTTTATTATGTACTAATAAATATAACTATTTTAAAATTTAATTAATCTACCTCAAGAATCGGTTCTCCACTTCCTCTACCAGTATCCGCAACTCTTAAAATGTTTGGATTCGTAGTAAATGTTTCAACAGGTGATAAACCATCTGGGGTTGTATCTTGTGTTTGTTTTGAACCTTCAAAGAATGAATTCTTCAATCCTTGTGATAAGTTATTTTTGTATCTATAATGAGATGGTAGGTATCCCTTTAAAGCAGTAACTTCAACTATATCATTTCCAACAGTTGGGTCTGGTGCTCCGAATGGAACTTTTGTTACTTTGTATCTAAACTTAGTAACTTCTACATCCTCATATCTAATCTGCTCATTGTTTGTGGTAGTAGGATATCCAGCTACCTGAGTAGATATTGTTTCTTTATATTGTTCTTTTACTAAATATACTTGTTGTCTACTTCCTGATAGGTTTCCGAATATATCCAATGTACTAATCTCACCATACTTTTCGATTGGTGTAAATAACCCAAACCCAGCATTATTTAATGAATTCGGGTCCATTCCGATTTGTTCAAATCCAAATGATGCTGCAGTTGCATCTAATACTCCACCATCAGGTACATTTATTTCAGAAACATATGTTGGATAATTACCACTTAAAGTAGTTTCATCATCAACATCAATAGAAGAGTCATATTGTGGATTAGTCGATGTTAATACTACATCTTCCTCACCATCAAGATTCGCTTCATAATTATCGTACTGATGTGAAAGGACTACATCAGATTCTCCATCTATGTTTGCTTGGAATTGATTGTTATCACCTAATAGTATTACATCTTCATCAACATCAACACCAGTTTCATAATCTCGTTTTTCAGATGTTGGTTTTTCCCATTTAGTTTTACTTCTTTCTAAAAAGTGAGGTTCAATCAATAAACCTTTAGAAACCTTTGCCCTAGCAGGAACTAAATCTTCCAATACATCAAATAACGATTTATCAATGTATCTAATTAATCTAATGTATTCATAAATATCTCTATTTAATCTTTGGAAGTAGTAATCTCTTAAAGATTTTAATTCGGTATATTCATCTTTATATTCATCCGCAGGTGCTCCAATGTAATTATCAATATTGAAATTACCAAAGGATTTGATAATATCCATATTCAACTCTTTGATTGGTGAGAAGAATAATCCTAATCGAGATGAATCGATTGGAGCTCTATCTAATGATTTTTTAGTTGCCCTAACTTTATGTGATAAATCACCAACTAAAGTTTGAGTTTCAAATCTAATTTTATCAGCTTGATTAAATCCTAATGAAGGAACTTTTGCAGTAATTGTTCTTTCATAACTTCTATAATGATATGGATAATCGGATATAGAATTAAATCCAACTGCAGTTCCATCAACATTGTACTCGGTACTAATAGCAACATTATTTACATTTGTTGATGATGATAAATCTTTAGGATATTCAAAATCAAATCTAAGTACTAAATCTTCAGCTGAAGCTGTATAGCTATTACCTGCTATTGAATCAGGTTGTAAGGTATGAGTATCTAATAAATTTGTTTCTAATGGCGTTTTCCATAATCTAAATTCATCCAATGAACCACCAAAACCATTACCCAATCTAATAGTATTCGATATACCACTACCAGTCCAATTAGATGCACCATTAACAGTTAAGGTATCGGAAGATACTTCAGTTCTAATTCTACCATTTTGTGAATCTCTTAAATAAAGATTAAATGTATCATTTACACCATCTTCACCTTTATTTATTAAAATTTGTTTGTATTCACCATCAAAGAATCTAACATTATCAATAGATGCTGATTCTAATGTTGAACTTGAACTCACATATAAATCTAAGTTAGCAAAACTACCTGTGGTTTGTGATATTTTAAATTCCCACTCAACATTTGAACCAAGAATATCCATACCCTTAATTAATGATGTTGTTTTGGGTGTAGTTGAATTTACTCTAAACTCAATGGATTTAGGCCAATCATCATCAACAGCTCTCCAAGGTATTTGAATATATTCATTTGTATCTTCACTAAGTACTATCTCAGCTGTTCTATCATCAAATGTAAATGGTTGAGTACCACCATCAGTTGGGTCAGTTGGTCCTCCAAACTCCATAATTGTAAGAAGTGATTGTGGAACACCATAACAAGCCATTACTGCTTTCAAAGAACGAGAAGTACCTTTGTGTTTTAGTAAATAAGGTAAGTTATTAAGTATTCTTCTCCAAACCTCTTCATTTGCTGATTTAAGTGATTGTTGATACTTCTGAGTACCATCTTTATATTGTCCTAATGCATATTCCCATAAGTGTTGAGAATCATATGCTTTCTTACCTTCCCAACCTAATGATTCTAATAATGAGTAAACTAAATCATTTGAGAATCCTAAATCAGCTTTATGTTCTGGTTTTCTTATATTATTTAATCCATTAATATATGCCCATATAACATCAAAGTGATGCCCTAGCATATCCATAAACAACATAAAGTCCTCATTTTGATAATCCTCCTTAATAAACTCTGGAAGGTTATTGTTTAGATAATCTATGTTATTTCTATCGAATAATGCTGCATCATTTACAGCAGAGTTATACCAAGATATCGCTTCTGTAGATGTTGATGATAGAACCGAACTTCCACTTTTTGGATATCCCAAAGAAGTGGTTGATGTGTATAAGAAGTTTTCAAATCCATCAAATGTTCTAATTAAATTATTTATATTAGTTAATTGTTGATTTGCTTGTACTACTGATGCAGCTGTTACAGATACTGCTTCAATTTGTAAGCTTGAAGAAGCTGGTTCACTTATGATTGTATATTCATCAACAGAACCACCCTCTGCCAAAAGATATCCTAATTCTACTTGAGATACTGATAAACTATTGTATTTATTTTGATAATTTTCTAATAGTTCGATTTTGTATTGGAAATTTTTTATTCTCTCTTCAGCTGAACCAAAGTGTACAAAGTTTTCAAATACATACTCAGAACCACTATAATATTGTATGTTTAACTTTTTAGTATCTACACCAATCTTCTCACCATACTGTCTTATAAGTGCTTCATTTGTTGAAGAACCACTTGCTAATAAATCATCATATACTTGATAACCAATACCATTATCAGGTTCCAATGAAAAGTTTGGTCCTTGTAAAGGTGGACAATATCCTGTACTATCACCAACTAATGTAAGAGTTTCAATTATAGGGCTTGTTTGGATTTTAGTAATCCAAGCCTTTTGGTTTGTTTGTATATTATTAGGTAGTGGTTCATATAGTTTAAGAATCAATGATGATGCATCTGCACCAGTTTGTGTTGATTCTTTTAACCCCCTCCATGTTGTAATTACTTTATTATCACCATTACCCAAATGTAGTAAATGTGTAAGATAAGTTGAATCATCAAAATTACATTTATTAAATTGAGATATAAATCCTTCGGATATTCTATTAATAACAACTGAACGAGGGATATCTAAATCACCTTTATCAAATAAAACAGTGAATGTTTCTGTTTCACCTTTTACTTTTTCTTTTCTTAAATTTTGGTTTACAGGTGTTAATGATATAGGTATTTTAATTTTATCAACATCTTCAGTACCTTCCATATCGAAGTAGTTGATTAAAATCTCTTGTACATTAAAGTTGAGTTTAAAATCTCTAGTTGTAAATGCGAGTTTTGTTCTACCAATACCCACTTCTACATATCCACCCCTATCTAATCCAGAAACATTAAATGTTATATTGAAATCAACATCATATCCAATAAAGTCAGCACCCCTAATTTCTCTAGGGTATCGTATGCTTCTAATATCAGGTACATTTACTGTATATTCATCAACAACATTAATTGTTAAATCAATACCTCTATCTAAAATATTTTTAGTTTCTTTGTCTTGAGTTCCTTCATCTAATTTAGTTACAATATCTTTTTGTTGTTCAACTTCATTTAAATCCTTAGGTCTATCTGATAAAGATATTGGTGGTAAATTAGATTTTAATCCTAAATCATTTATTGGTTTTGTGGGTGCATTAATTGGATTAATTGGTTTAGTAATACCAAAAGTTGGTTCAACTCTACCTTTTTGCGATTTTATACTTTTGTATTGTTTTAATCTATCGGCTTTTCGTCTTCGTCTCCTACCACCAAAGAATGCATTTGTGAGCGCTCCAATTGAAGTGAAGTTCGAAGAAATATTGCTAGAACGTCTACGAGAACGTCTTTTATCTCTCTGTTTATCCTTTCTTCTTCCAAATATACCTCTTCTTCTTCTAGCCATTAGTATTGTCTTATATCGTTAAAAGGTCTATCATTTCTTCCAAAGTCATCGAATCTATCTCCGAAATCATTAAATTCTTCTCTTTCTATGAATTCGTTTCGGCCTCCGCCACCGCCACCTCTACTTCCACCACGTGGTGGTGATGGTAATGGTTTATATGGATTTGTTTTATCTTCTGGTTTTGGTGGTGGTGGTAATTCTTTAATTGGTTTTTCATTAAAGGTGGGTGTAACCTCTACTGGTTTTATTTGAACCGGCTCTTCCTCTTCTCTGATTTGTGTTTCATAATCATCAAATGAGAATGGGAATAATTTTACATTATATTGTCCTATTTTTTTAAACACTCTATGTGGTATTGTTATACCAACTATTTCATCACCATTTCCCTCTTCATAAGTATCTCTACCAAAATTATCAAACTCCAAAATATCATCACCAACTATAATTGTGATGGCTTGTACATCTTTATTTTTTTGAATTAATAAAGGTACACCTGATTTAGTATTGATATTGTATTTTCTTGGGTCTGTCTTTACCAACGATATTTGAGGGTCTAATCCAGACAATGGTGCTGGTATCGATTCTGTATCTATCTGAACCTCATAGTTTGCATTTAAAGTTATACTTGCTTCTAATGTTTCACCATCCTCAGCAGACAATATTGTTGGTGTATTACCAGCACGTATTAAACGCATTTCAGTTATTCTATATAAGCTGATATCAGATGTACTGATTGTGTATTTTGTACCACCAGCATCTTCATATTCAGTATCACCAGCATTTGGAAAGAACTCTGCGTTTTTGTTTCCGTTTTTTAATATACTAACAGGAGCACCTTCTCCACTTATTTTAAACTTTACTTTATATCTAGTGGGTTCTTCATATTCATCTCCACCTCCCTTTGGTTTCTTATTTAATGTGAAATTTAAAAATACCGAAGTTGAACTACCAATACCAACTTCTTCAACAATTTGGTTATCAACATATTTGATAAGAGATATTGCTTTTGTATTTAATCCAAGTAGTTTATTATCCTTTAAACCTTGGTTTTCTATTATAGGAGCCCCATCATCTAACATAGATACAATGTAATACTCATTACACAAATATCCTTCTTTAGATACCTTTATACGTTTATCCTCTCTAGCTAATTGTTCTCTTGTAATTCTTACTAATGAATTTATACCAACTTTTTCATTATTTACAAAAGTTGAAAATCCCCTTTCATTTGTTTTTACAATAAAAAGAAAAGTATCTACAATAGTATCCTTTGGTGGTTCTTCTGGGTCTTCTGTATCACCAAAAGGGCCCTTTGGAGAGTTACCACCAGTATTACCAGTATTACCGGTATTACCAGTACCAGGTCCATTACCCACACCAGGGTCTTGGTCTGGCTCTTGTGGTGTAGTACCATCATCAAACCCATCATTAGGGTCTAATATTTCATCAAAATCAATATTTTTTATTGGTGCTGGCATAATTATTAACTTATATCAGAGATGAGTCCTCCACCCCCTCTATTTGGATTTGTAACTGGTGTTGATATTGGTTGTGGCGTTCCACCACCTCCTATATTATTATCTAATGGAGGTCTGTTAGGGAAATTCTTAAATCTATCCATAAAAGACCTTTTATTTCTACTCTTAGTTGGGTTTGGTGGGATGAACTTTGGTGTTGGTAAATCAACAGGTACTTCATCCTTTATTGCTTTTGCTAAATTTGTTTTTTCTACAATTTTTTCTTTGGATTCTTTTGGTTTTTCTTTTGTTACTTCTACCGCAGGAATATTTGGTTGTATAATTACATCCGATTCTCTACTTCGTATAACTTGTCCAATTTTATCTCTGCTAGCATCAAACTCGTTTTCTCTAACTGTTCTTGGTTGAATTGTTCTTTGTGGTAAAAACGTATCCACACATTCTATTAAAATCCTTTGAGCTGTTTTATAAACCGCTTCCTTTGATAAGGATAGAGATTCTTTTATTGGTTTTTGTTTACCATAGTTTGTATCACTAATATATGAGTTTCTATTTAAGTACTCATACTTCATTGCTTCTGCGAATTTTTTATGAATTCTAGTTGTTAACTTATCAAATTCTCTAATACCAAATTCTGCAACCATTTTATTGTACCACTTTTCGGTGTATATTCTTTTAATAAATGAATCAATTTCCTTTGAATCTATTTTTTCAATAAACTCACCAATGTATGGTATAATATCATCTCTAAAAGATTGCCCTTCTACCATAATGTTAAATCTTTTTAGTAAATCAGTTTTTTCGGAAACTTCATTTCTAATAGGTAATAGTTTTACTTCAGTTCTTGATGGTGATATTTCTTTAATCCAAAGTTTTTCATTTAAACTATCAAATCCCACTCTTTTATTTAATAATGTTATTTGTGCTTTAAATATACCATTGTTGTATCCAGCCTCATTTATTAATCTTTCCGCATCAATAAAATATTCATTTGGAAAATTAAATGCTTGAAATTCAGTTCCATCTGCTATTAGAAAATAATCTTTAATATTTTCTGAATTAAGAGGGATGTATCTAACTAACTTACCATCATCTCCTTGAGGTAATTGATTTTCGTTAGCATCATAGACAATAAACTCAATCATATCTGAATCGGAGAATCCAAAGAATGATTGTAGAGTTCCTTTTTCGAAAATCTCTCTATCTTTAGTAGAGATTCGATACCCTTTATTATCTATTATTTCTTTAAATGTTTTAATTGCCATTATTAACCTCTATTTTTTCTTAAATTAGTTGTAAGTGTTACACTATCTTTAGTTCCATCTTCAAATGTAACTTCACATTTTAATGATAGTCCTTTATAGTTTGTACCTTTTCCTTTCCAACCAATTGTTCTTCTTCTTGGTTTTAATCCTTTTTTCTTAGATTCACCAATCACCTTATTATCAAATTCAGTTCCAAATGTTACTGCTTTTTCCGGCTCTACAACTTTATCGTTACCAGTAACTTTAAACCATTCTGGTGAACCATCAAACGTCCATGATACATCAGTTATCTTTAAATCGGTAGTAACATTGGCAACTTCTAGTGTACTTGTCATTTTACGAGAACCAGCATCTTTAGCACTACACTTAGCCCAAATATCTTGGGCCTGTTGTGATGCATCCCCATTACCATTGGTAACCTTAACAGTAAAGTTATTACTAGCACCACTCTTAGCACCCTCTGCTGTTTGTGCAGATAACCCAAATAATTGTTCTCTCAATGATTCATTTTCTTGCAACAATGCCTCATTCCTAGCATTTAAAGATACTCTTTGAATTGCTTCATTAATTGAGTTTTGAACTGCATTTTGTAAATCAATTGTTGTTTCTGCTATTTGTTGGTTTGCTATATCAGCTTGTTCTCTAGCTATATTTGCTTTTAATTTTTCATTATCCAACTCTATTCTAAGAGTTTCGGCAATAGCTTCTAACTCTTGTATGATGGAATTTAAACCAATAATATCTCCATTTAGTCTTTCAACTTCATTTGTTAAATCATCTATTCTATCTAATGCTTCTTGATAAATTGAACGAAGTACAGTATCAGGTAGTGGTGCTGGTGCATTTGGTATTAATTCAAATATACGAGTATCTATTGATTTTTCCAATTCAACACTATCGTATTTAGGTCTAATTAATTTACCACCAACTATACCGCCATCCATTTCTTGCTCACTAATATATCCATATAGTTCATCATATTCAGAACTATTAACATCATTCCAATCTATGCTAGATGGATTTACATTGGGTTCAATGGTTGTAGAATCAATTGGTTTATTTCTAATTGTATTAGATAGTGGATTGATTGGTTTACCCTTAATTACATTCTTTTTTGCTATTCGTACACCACGTTCATTTTTTTTAGGAAGATTAAGAGAACCACCATCTTTAAGCTTGTTATAGAATCGCTCATCAGCTAAACCACGTTTTGGAACAAGGTTTTCATTACCCATCCCATCACGTCCACGTTTTATAGCTTCTCGCTTTTGTTTTGCTCTTTTATCTTTTTTGTTAAACATAAGTTTACGAAATTACGCTAAATGTGTAATCATCATCAAAGAAATAATCAGTTCCATTGATTCTAATTTTAAATTCTATAATATATACTCTATCAACTTCCCAATTAGATAAATTTAAATTAAAGTAGTTACCATCAGTATCACAGCTTAATTTTGTGTAATCTGAAAATGGAACGATTACTTCACCCGAATGATAATCACATATTTGGTAATATGATGTTGTTGGTAAGAATTTACTAATACCATATTGCGCAGTTGATGAGAATGTTTTAATTGGATATAAGTCTCTACCAATTACCCTAAATTTAGGAGTTGTGTTTACTTTATATTCTTTTTTGAAGTTTCTAATTCCAACTTTGATTTCTTCAGATGTTAGTTCATCTAATGAGCCAGTTGAAAATACCGAATCATCCCATCCTATTCTAATCTTTGGTTGATGAATAGTGTTTGTTTCTTTACTAAAGAACTTTAAAATACCATAATCATTGTTATCCTCTTCTTTTTCCAATGGTAATTTTAATATAATACCATCATTTGGAATAGAACCACTAATCCAATCAACCATAATGTCTTTGATATCCATTGAAATATCTGTGGTCTTATATTCAAAGTTTTGTAATGAAGAAGATGCATAATAAAATGTACCACCCTTACCTTCATATGAACCAGTAGATACACTACTAAATTCAGATGTTTCTAACCATCGTAATACAGAATCACCCTCTCTATTGTTCCAAGTTACACCACTTGTAGTAATATCATCGAATCTAGTACCATTACCCATCTCCCAACTTTGAGAAATCGGATATGCTTCTATTTGAAATTCTAATGGAAGTTCTTCCGATTCAGTTTCTTTTAATATAAGAGTTGCTTCTGACATTGTTACCGAACCCTCAGATAAACTGGAGGATAGTCCGTTTACATCAAATTTAAGAAGTGCTCTTGATACATCTTTAATATTACCATAGTAAACCTTACTTACTTCTAATACCTCATCTAAACCAGCGTTTTGGTCGGGTTGTTGTAAGTACACCGATGCATCTTTTGATGCTGTTAAAAAATAGTATGCCATTATCTTGCCCTCCCTTTTATATCCGAATTTGGAAATTTAACTTCGAAAACCGATGGGTCTAAAGATGGATATAAAATCTTATCTTTAATCGCCGCTTCTATATTATATGAGTTTGGTGTATATTGACCACCACACTTATTTACAATTTTTAATTTTGGTACTGAACTAACTCCCTCAACATTTGCCACAATCAATTCTAATTCAGAAAGATTAATAGTATTATTAAAAGTCCAATTATCAATACTAAAATAATCTTGTAGTTCAGATATACAATCTGATAGTACTTCACTTTTATTATAACTTTTTAAAGTTATAATTTCAAACTCAACACCAATATTAATGATAAACCCATCATTTATATTTACACCATCAGTTAAAATTTTGTATTCTGAAAGATATGTTTTTAAATTTTCCTTTACTGCTCTATTAAGATTTGTTAACTTCTTTTCGGAATCATATCCTAATAAATAAAGATTAATAGCAAATGGATTATTCTTTTCATTATCATTAGATGTTTTACCAGTTAGATATTTTTGTATCTCTTGCTTAACACTTCTTCTATCAGGTTCCTCATTATCAGGTTTTTCTACAAAACTCATTACCAATTCGGTAAACTCATTAAGAGCTTGTGGTGAGCTTAATATAGAAGATGGTGAGTTATTATCCAATGTTCCATCTGCTGTAGCGTATGCTTTTGCAATCGAACCAAACTTAGTTGGCATCGATAATGCTCTGATTTCATAATCCTTAGAAGTTACTGCTCTATTTTGTGAACCGAAGTTAGCCAATGCGTTTTGTCTAATCTCCTCCATTGTATCACCACCCTTACCACCAGTTGCAGGAACTTCATTATCTACTGCGATAGAGTTTTTAGCTGCATTGTATATTGATAATTGGGTTGGTGTAAATAATGTTGTATCTTCTTCAAATTCCGTACTTCTAATTTGAGTAATTGAACCTTTCTTTACATTTGATTCCACACCACCACCAACTAAATACTTTACAGTTATAGTTGTGTTAGATGGAGATGTACCATATGTTTTAGTTTTCAAAAAGTTAGTTGGGTCAAATGATTCTTCTAATTTAGAAATAGAATTAGGTAACCCCAATCCAACGTTTTTAAGGTTAGGTATAATCGTTTCATCATTTGATGTTGGGTCTCCAGCTCCAAATTGAATAGTTGTTGTACTGTCTGGGTTGATTTGTTTAACAAATCTACGAGATGTTTTTAATGTATTTAAAACATAAGGTACAGTTGATTTAAATTGATAAAGGTCTGGGTCATTTGATTCTGTATTTGGGTAATCCACAAATACTAATTCTTGTGCTAAATAAGGTACTTCATAGAATTTGTTACCATTTGAATCCCTTACATCATAGATATCTATTATGTTGGTATCTAATAAATCAATACTTTGAAAAGATTCATATGCACCAAACGTAAACTCTTCCTCTTTTATTTCAGCTGAAATAGCATTTACCAATTTCTTAACTAAATAAAATGAAGTTTCTCCACTTACTGAATCAGTTTGGTATATTGTAATTTCTCTATCTGTTGAATCTGAAAAATCTACAACATCTCTAGTAATAAACTTAACCCCATTTGATGATTCTAATATCATACCTTCTTTAATTTTTAAAAGATACGTTTCATCAAATGTATTATTTGCACCTGTTCCAGTTGATGGAACCAATTGGTAAACTGAAAGAGTTGTTACTGCTGGTGAGGATACTTTTGGTTTATATCCTAAGTATTGTGAGAGTGCTATCACATTCTCAATATCATCAGCATAAGTCATTAATGATTCCTTTAAGGTATCATCAACATAATATGAAAGTGAATCACCAATGTAAGATGCCATTTCAATGAACATCATACCCGGTGAAGATTCGTTAAAATCAGAATAAGTTTGTGGGAAATAAGTTTTAGCAAACTCAATAAGATTAGTTCTGAATTCAGTAAAATCTTTATTGAGGTATTTTATATCCTTACCTCTATTCTTAAAATTCTTTGTTGTTTTTGTAATTGCCATATCTTATTATCCCTGAACTGTAAATGTTAGAGTTTCTAAATTAATATCATCTCCTATTCTAAATTTAATCGAAACATTTAATTTATTGTTATCTCTCAATTCATCAGTTGATTCAATATCAATCTCTTCTGTCGTAGCATAAGGTAACCATTGTTCTAAACTTTCGTTTATTGTATCTTCAATTTTACCTTCTAAATCATCTACATTTTGTTCAAATAATAATGATTGTAAACCACTACCAAATTCAGGTTGTATAATTCGTTCTCCCTTTTTAGTAAGTAGAAGATTTTTAATATTTGATTTAATTTGGTCTTTAGTTAGAAAAGATTGTTCAAATGTGTTCTCACCAAATGTTAATGGTAAAGTGATACCAATTGCATAATTTGAATAAGCTGTGGTATCTTTAACTATTTTCCTTCCTAACTCAACTGCCATAATTACATTCCAGGTCTATATGGACCTTTCTTTTTATCAATCGCTTTCATTAAACCACTATAATCTCTATTTAGTGCTTTATCCAATGAAGCGTTTCCAGTCTGAACACCTAAACCTTGTTTTGGTGCCATATCTCCGTAACCCATTTGTTGTGCTATATTTTGTTGCCCCAATGTATGGGTATCATTTGAGGTGAAGTTCATCGTTTGATAATCTGCACCTGTTGATTGTCTTTGTTGTGAGTTAAAGGGTTGCGTTTGTGTTAGTACTTCATTTAATACTGGATTTTTACTAAATACTTTTTGAGGTTGAACTACTTCTTCCTCCACATTTGAATCCATAAATGTTGGTTGTTTTGGTGTAACGGCTTCTTTAAGTTTTTTGTTTTCTTTTAATAACTTAACCATTTCTTTTTTAACACCCTCTTTAACGAGTTTAGGAAGAATCACTTTGATTTCCTCCTTAACTATAATTTGTATTGCTTTTACTAATTTGTCAGTGTCCATTGTATAAAATGTTTTCCTTTCTATATAAATATTTGTTTTATTGTTTTTTGATTTTTATTCACACTTCGTTCCACCCATTTCCAATTGTGATATGAAATCAGGTAAAATATTTTCCAATTCATCATCTAATACATCCTCTGGTATTGTTGTATCAATAACATTTTGTAATGATGTATCTCCATTTAATATATCAGTTTCTTCCAATTCCTGCTCTTCATATTCTTGAGTAGGTCCTAACTGAGATAATGGAGTATTGTCTGGTTGTTGTATTACGGCTGGTTCACTACCATCTGCAGATGGGAAGTTTATATTTGGGATAGGAATAGCTGGTGGAATTAGATATGCTGTCCAAGCTATTACCGCTGGTGCTGGTACTGGTGATGGTGCCGATGGATATAATGATGTTGTTTGTATAAATCCACCTATTGAAAACAAATGTACAATAGCTGCAAGTACAAACATATTAATCATTATTTCCTGTCTTTTAGCTGGTCTGATTGGTGGATACATAGGCCAAGTACCAACGTTACTAACTATATTTGAATTAACTGCTATGTTTTGAATTGTACCTGGTGCTGGTATAAGTGGTATTGGGAATGGGTTCATTTGAGCACCAGCCCAATATGCTTTTACACCATTTCCAAATTCATTTACCAAAGAAAAGTCTTGACCTGGTGGAGTTGCTAATCCTTTTAATAATGCTACTCTAAAAAGAGTTTCCATTATTTGTTTATTACCCCTATTGATTGATTCTTGATTTAATAAATCTCTACCACGCTTTACAGCCGCATCATATTCATCAGCCCAAATTTTTGCAACTTTATTTACATCTAAAGTATTAAAGTTTGGATTTGTTTTCCTTAGTACATTTCTTTTGAATAATCCCCAAGACATTTTATGAAAGTTTATCAGTAACGTTACCAACTGCATTAGTAGCACCACTTACTACACCACCAACTGTATCGGTTACACCGCTTACTACTCCACCAACTGCATCAGTTACACCACTTACTACTCCACCAACTGCACCAGCTACATCTGGTATTTCGGGTATTTCGGGTATTGGAGGTAATGATACGGATGGTATTTCTGGGATAGGTGGTATTTTTGGTAATCCTTTTTTTCTTTTTGGATTTTCTTCTAATTTCTTTTTTCTAAATTTTGGAAGAGGTGGTAATTTAGGTAATGCTATTTTAGGTAACTTTGGTAACTCAGGCACCTCTACTTTAGGTATCTCAGGTAATTCAGGTAATTCAGTAGGTATTGAATTTGCTATATCTCCAACTTGCCCAGTTATATTAGATACATTACCAACAACATCACCAACAGCACCAGCTACTCCACTTACGGCTCCCGCAGCTGCATCAGTAATACCACCAGCGGTATCTCTTACTGAACCCAATCTTCCCTTTAAATCATCGTTTATTGCCATATTATTTTAATTGAACATTATTACTTAACAATGTATTTAGTTTACTTTTTAATGTTGTAAATTGTGCTATATTAGTTGGACCTGGTGAGGATGGGCCAGCTGGAGTTAGGTATATTTGTTGTGCTATTAAATCCAACATTTCACCCAATAGTTCAACTAACGTTTCACCTTTGGCTGCTGCTTCTAATGTACCATCGGTTCCCAATGCTATTGTACCATTACCA